GTGCGCCCCAGCTAGACAAGAAGGCACCGGCACAATAAACCTGTTTCCTGGGCAGGCTCTTCGCCTAAATGGTAGGAGGTAAGCCTGCCATGTTCAGAGAATCTAGTGCCATTGACAGCGAACGCACCGCGAAAAGCGTTGGCTCCCTTTACGCCAAGTATTCCGCCGACGAGAATTGGTTTAGCGGCTCCCCAGACTCAGTAGACCGCCGGATTGCCCAGGCCAAGAAGATTTCCAACTTGTGTAAAGCCGCCTCAGTGCGTCTCTCAGGCCGCAACGCCAGCAGCCAGTACATTGCCCTGGCACGCGAGATGGACGGCGACAGGGCCGATCTGGAGGGCTTGCGGCGTGACCTGCTGACGGCTGCTGCTGACCGGGACGAGGCCACCAGCGTCGATGAACTGATTGGTCCTCCGTATGCCGAAGACTATCAGGATAAGTTTGAAGACAGGGGCGACAAGGAAATTCCTCCCGGTCTTCGCGAACTTCTTGGGCGTTCAGAGGCCCGTCACTTCATTGCTGAGCAGGAGTGTGATGACCTGCGGGAGTTGACAATTCGTGCCCAGAATTACGCTGAGCGCACGGCATCCTCGCTTCCGGCTTCTCAGTATCGTGCCTTTGTGGCTTCCTTCGTAGATGCTGTGCGGAACGAATATCGTGTTGCCGCAAGGGATTATAGCTATGACCACTACATGGAGTATGCACGGCGCAATGGCTTGCATCCTGGCGACAGCCTGACAGTTGATCGCTACTCTCGCGAGAACAGCGTGCCTCAGGAGCGAGCAAGCGCCTACGCCATGCAATTCAACAAGTCTGCAAACATAAAGACTGCTAGCGCAACCGATTTCCCCGCAGAATTTATGTATATGGAGTAATTTAGCAAAGGGGGAAATTTAGTGCAGGGTCACGATCTTCTAAGTCATATTCCTTCTTGGCTTGCCCCTGTGGCTGTTTTCTTTATGGTTTTCTTTTTCTTCTCCGCTAAACTTTCTGAGGCCTATGAGGGCTTTGCAAAAATATTTCCTGTTTTTGGAAAATATTGGCGCAAAAGGGGTTTGGAAAAAGAAGAGCGAAGCCAAAAAGAAATAATAGCTATGGCAGAGAAAATTGTGAAAAAAGTTTCTCATCACGATGCCTACAATGCTTTGGCGCAAGAAATGGAGCATGTCAAGCAGAGGCTTCAGTACATGGAAACCATGGAGCTTATCAATCAGGCCTACCTCATTGAAGACGCCAAATGGCATGCCTTTGTGGACATTACCCTTGAGGAAAAAGACATTACCCTGGATTTTCCCCAGCGCTTCTCCTACACCGAATTTGTCAGAAAGTGGAGAGATGAAAAGTGGCGTCCCGAAATAGATAGACCAATCTAATCTTGTCAAACTGAACCCCTAATATATGCGAAGGAGTTTTGTTGTGACAGAACGCTATTGGCCGTTGGAATATGGGCGCACAATCACCTCCCCTTTCGGTCCCCGGCAGGGCGGGTTTCACTTTGGCACAGATTTCGGATTTCCTGGCGGATCAGCGGGACGCAAAGTCTTCTCTTGTCAGGATGGGACTGTCCTCTACCACGGGGCCGCTCAGGGCTATGGAGGCCCTGACCCGGCAGGCTGGCTGGTCATCGACTCTGACGAAAGCCAGGGCGGCGGCGTGTTTGAGTACGGACACATTGTGCGATTGCCGGAAATTCGTTCTGGCGCAAAGGTCAAGGCCGGTCAGCAGATTGGCACCATCAACCCGTCAAGCACCACTAACGGAGGAACGGCTCCCCACCTTCACTTGAGCTTTATGCCGAAAAGTTATGCGCCACAAGAGAAAACAGACCCAATCCCGCGACTGCAAGGATCACTAGAACCGCCAGCAATCAAGGAGATGAACGTGGGATGGACCGGCGACCCTGTCTGGCTAGCTGATGTTTTGAAGGCCTATGAGGGATCAAAAATAAAGGTCAGAGAGCTACCCCAATGGCAGCAGTACGGCCACGGGGATTACAAAAACCTCTGGGGCGTAATGGTGCATCACACCGGAAATGCAAGGGAGACAGCGGAATCCATTCGCAGAGGTCGGCCTGATCTTCCAGGCCCCCTATCAAACTTGCACATTGCCCCTGACGGCACCGTGACTGTGGTGGCTGCGGGAGTGTGTTGGCATGCCGGAATGGGCGAGTATCCCGGCATTCCTGCTGGTGCCGCAAACTTTCACTTGATAGGCATCGAATGCGCCTGGCCCATGGACACCTCCATTACCCCGGCCACCCAAACGAGAGAACGCTGGCCTGACCCGCAAATTATTGCTATGCGTGACACCGTGGCGGCAATTCTTAACCGACTGGGACTCAAGTCTGAAAGGGTAATTGCCCACAAAGAATGGGCGGGTCGAAGCCAAGGAAAATGGGACCCAGGCAATTTGGATATGAACTGGTTTCGGGGAGAGGTAGCCAAGTCACAGCAGGGGCACTTCAAGCCTGTTCCGGTTCCGCCGCCGATTAGCCCATCCAAAGAATACCCTCGCGATTTCACGGATCGTCAACTGCTAGAAGACATTTGGCGCAAAGTTTCTGGAAAGGAAAGCTTATGAAGATGTTGGAGAATAATCCTCGCGCCCGACTGGCGCTTTATGGAGTCGGTCTGGTTGCCCTAGGTGCCCTGTTGGTGCTTAATCTGGCCAACGTCATTGATTCCGAAACTACCAATAAAGCATTCGGCATGATTGCAACGGTTGCCAATCTGTTAGGCCTGACTGGGCTGAGTACGGCAGCGGCCAACCTCAATCGTCAGCGTAGTAATGGAACCCTGCTTATTAGCGGGACATCTGCTGAACAGCTAGCAGCCGCTGTGAGGCAGTTTGCCGTTGACGAGGAAGCTCGCCGCAAAGCAGTCACTGAAGCCCTTGGTGCAATCCCTGGAGGCAATCTTATTGCTGATGCGATCCGTTCTTCTATGGGTGGCGAATTGCCTTCTGACACAAGCGCGGCTACTCCGTCTGATCCCGCCAGCGCCAACTATCAGCCATGAAAATTGGCGGGTTGTGGGTTGGCTTAGGCTTGGGTGATTCCGGCGAGGAAATCAGTCGCATTAAGAATTTTATGCGTCGAAAGTTCAGCTACGCCAAAGGATTAGCCGACACACCACTCTATGACGAGGAAATGGCTCAGGCCGTCACCGATATGCAGAATCGGTACAGCAATTCCGGCGCACTACCTAAAGACAAATATCTACCCGGCATCATCAATGTCGAGACGAAGATTGTCATGGGGCTTGTGCCCCGTCCGGTTAAGCCGAAGCCGTTGCTGTTTACCGTGTGTGGAACGGGCGTGCCCTGGTGGGTCGGACCTGATGCCGACGTGGCCCGTGCGGTGGAATCCCGATACAGGTGGCAGCCTATCGGTTATCCGGCCACTCCGTTTCCCATGGCCAAGTCGGTGGCCCAAGGGCGAGCGGAGCTTTGTCGGCAAATTGAGATATGGCGACCCGAAATCGAAAACGGTGTTAAGGCAGCGGCTTTCATCGGATACAGCCAGGGAGCCATTATTACTAGCGAATGCTGGGAGCATGACATCAAGCCGCCGCAGGGCAGGCTGCACTGGTTTAAACCTTATCTGATCAAGTCGGTGACCTTCGGAAATCCCATGCGGGAGAAGGGAAAAGTCTGGCCCGACGCCGGGGGAAGTGCCCCCAGTCCTGAATCTCATGGTATTGCTGATCGGCTTCTGGTTGATACTCCGCATTGGTGGCGGGACTACGCCCACAAAGGCGACCTCTACACAGACTGTGAAGGTGAGTCCGGAGAGAACAAGACCGCCATTTACAAGATCGTGATGGGCGCTCGTATATTCAGCGGACCCGACAGCCTTCTTCGGCAATTACTGGAAGCTTCTGGCACGGTGAAGGATGCCCACCAAATCATTGAAACCACAGCCATTTTCAAGGCCGTGATGGATGCCGGTCTGTTTTTCATCAAGAAGACCGGACCACATATCAACTACTCTACCGGCGAGGCGACTGCCTACTTAATGTCCCTGTAGTTTTCCTCAGTCCAGGCCAAAAACAGTGAAGTATATTATTGGCTGGATTTAGGGAGCTATTCATGTCGGACTACGGCGTATTTGAAAGCATCAACGGCTCTGAGGGCGAGCGCAAGATCGCTAGCCGCGACACTCAGCGGAAGCTGGACGCGGCCATTGATGATGTTAAGCGCCAGTATGGTGCGTTCCTCTTTGCTTCTCGCGACGGCGAAGAGTGGAATGACCGGGTTGCGCTCTGCAAGAATGACATGCTCAAAACCATTGACGCCCATATTGTTCCGGTCACTGGTGTTGTCCGGCGAATTGTCAAGGCCTGCAAGGATGAATGGCGCTTCAGGGCTGCCGACAAGACCGGCCCCGCCATGGACAACGATGTCACCTTCGCGCCCAAGAAGAAGGATAAAGAACTCAAGTATGAACCCGGCTTCGACGCCTACCTGAATAAGGTCGATCAGAACTCCGACGCAGTGGAGGAAAACTGCTTCAAGGAGTCGCGCTATTTCTACGCTGATGCCACTAGCTATGGGGATATTGACGAAGAAATTCGTAGGCAGACAGGGGATGCCGCCCCTTCTTTTAGTCCTCCTGGCCTATTCACGACAGAAGACAGCGAAAATCCCACACTTGGCTCTCGTCGTGATGGCGACGGAAATGTCATTCCTGACTCTGCATCAGGGTTTGATCCCGATGGATATCCGGTAACCCAGCAGACGGTTGACAGCGTCGGCGGCGGCGACGGTGCTCTGGGCTTCGGCACTGCCGCTCCCCCTGCTCCCGCTGCTGCTGCCCCTGCTGCCCCTTCCCCTGCTGCCCCTTCCGCTGCTGCTCCTGCTGCCGCTGCCGCTGCTACAACTGAGCAGAGCGGAACGGTGGGTGGCGACGGCAGCACTGGTGGCACTGGTGGTGGCGATGCTCCTGCCTCTAGCCCCATGACCAGTGGCGATGTTGCTGACGGCGGTCGAGCCGGTGCAGAAAACGGCAACAATGCTGGCATTACCGGCGCGGATTACGTTGTCCAGCAGGGTGATACGCTTACCGATATTGCTCAGCGTGGCTACGGCGACATGAATAAGTACGATGATCTTGCTAGCGCGAACGGCATCACCAACCCTGACGTGCTTACGCCGGGGCAGACCATCAACGCTCTGGATGGTGCTGACTTTAGTGGCAATAACAACATCCCTGGAAACCTGACCAATCCGGCTGGCGGTGGTTCGGACGGTAATATGTCTACGCCAAATACTGGACCGGCTGCACCTCCTGAGGTTGGTGTCAGTGGTGTTTCGACCAGCAATGGTCTGGCGGGTGGCGCTCCTGCCTTTACGACGGCATCTCTTGCTCTCAATCAGTACATCGACTGGTGTGACAGCTTCGGCTTTCGTCGCGCTTCGGTCAAGAACCTGGACAAGTATGCAGAAAATCTGAATGACCAGGCCTACTTTGAAATCGCAAGTGCCCTAACCGATCCCAGCAGCCCGATCTACCGGACTGCCGCTCCAGGTGCCGTTGGCGGTAATGGTGACGCTCCCCAAGGCATGGGAACCCCTGCTCCGCAAACCACAACCGATGCAGACGGTCTGATTGTCAACAACCCCGTAAACATTGCTCCCCAGGCCATTCAGCCCATGGACTTAGGTGCTGGTGCAGGGGCTGGCTTTGGTGGAGGTGGGCCTGGCGCATTTGATTTGCCGGGATTTGGGCGTGCAGGGCGGCGGCGGCATGCAGGCGGGGATTTTGTCCACATGGACGGCATGGGTGGCCCCGGTAAGAGCAAGGGCGAATACGAGGGCGGGACACCCATCGACACTGACATGCTGAAAGCCCTTATGGCACAGAGCCAGAACATCGTCACGGGTGCCAGAATGCGTACTGCCGCACCGGATTACCTCCAGAAGGCAGACGAGGCTCTGACCAATCTGCTGAATCAAAAGGCCGAAGAGTTCCAAGAAACCATTGCGCCGCTTCAGCAGGCCCTTCAGACTGTTCAGCAGGCTGAGGCTGCTCAGCAAGCCGCTAACCCACTGGGTGTGCAGCCGCCTGCCGGTACGGTCAATGTTCTTCCTGGCCAAGGTGATCCGGCAGCCGGTGGCGGAATGCCTCCTGGCGGTGGCGATCCCAGCATGGGTGGCGGCATGGACCCCAGCATGATGGGTGGCGGTGATCCTTCCGGCGGAATGGGCGGCGATCCGGCAGCCATGATGGGTGGCGCTCCCCCTATGGACCCCAGTCAGATGCAGATGCAGGCACGCCGTAAGCGGGTGAACCGGGGAAAAGCACAAGGGGCTAACGCCCCTCGTCGCCGCGCAGGAATCGTCAATGACGTTGATGAGTGGGGCAAAGGGCGCGGCGTAACAACCGGCAACCCTGAGGTGGACCTGGCTCAGTTTGAATCTGAGACTGGCACGACTATTGGGCCGAAGCAGCGCAACAAGCTGACTAAGCCCAAGCCCACCTCTACCGCCAACCCCATGCCCAAAAGCAAGCAGCCAATATCCACAAAGCACGCAAGCTTTTTCACGCGCAAAGTAGCAGGCTGGGAGTGGGACGACCACCTGAATGGCTATCTCGCCAGCAAGAACACACCGTTCACTTGTAAGTGTGGCTCCAAGCATCCGGTCCCCAGCTATTCGACCTGCAAGTGCGGGAAGATTTATAACTCCTACGTTATAGGCACAGGTGGGGACAACCATCAGGCGTCGGTAGAGAAGTTCATCTGCCGGGAAATTCCTGTGCGTGACAACGTGATTGTGGCCAATCGCAAGACCGCCAAGGACGGCGGCTGTACTTGCTGGGATGGCTACGAAAGAGTCCCCGGCACCAAGCCGTGCGCTGACGGCTCCTGCCGGAAGAAAAGCGCCGAAAAAGTTAAGCGGCACAAGCTAACTGATCCAGGCCCTCTTGGTGGTGGCAAAGATGATAAAATGCCTTCTATCAGCGAAGAATTGGGCGAAGACTGGTACAAGCGTGGCCCCGGTGGTAAATACGCCAAGGGAAATCGTAGGAGCCGATAATCATGGAACTGTGTGCATCCTGCAAACAGATGCGGGAACCCGCCGCCACATACGATGAACTGCATTATTGTCAGGACTGCTTGGGTTCCGTGCCAGACGCCCCTGAACTTTATGGGCTGGCGTTCCTATTGGCTACCATCCCTTTCCATGTGGGCGACAAGGTCGAATGCCGTACTGCGGGAGAGCTTTACGATGGCATTGGGACTGTGCAGGAGATTGATACAGAATTCAAGATGGGCGGAACTCCGGTCTTTCCCGCATTCAGAGTTTTGTTAGAAGAGAAAGCAGAACCTTTTCTTCCTGATAACTTGTGGTACACAGAAAATGGTCTGAAAAAAGTTAGCTAAAGTCTTTGTGTATCAACTAATTTAGGAGCTTGAGGCATGGCAGAGCCAGGCTGGACGGTAAACGATAGGCGCATGGGGCGCTCTGCCTCTGGCTTGATCGTGCCCAAAACTGCCTCAGTGGGCGAATCGAACAACAGCAAAGCCTCTGCCTCCAATCGCGAAAATATGGCGAGCATGCGCCGCACGGCTGCCAATCTCCAGATGGCTCTGCCCAAGCAGCGAGTGCCCATGGGTTCCCTCATGGACAAAGGGATTCCGTTCGACACCTCAGACCCCAAAGAGCTTGCAGAGGCCAGAAAGTTGTGCCGTCTCTACTATCGCACCCATGACTTGGTTCCGCTGCTGATCGACATCTACGCAAAGTTCCCGGTTATCGGCCTGGAGTTTGAGAGTAAAGATTCTCTCATCGAGAATTTTTACTCAGAGATGTTTCTCAATGATCTGAACTACGATGAATTTTTGCCGAACTGCCTTGGCAGAGAATACTTTACGGTAGGCGAAGCCACTTCTCTCGCCCACTTTAACGAGTCTCTGGGCGTTTGGAGTTCTGAGGAAATCATCGACCCCGAAATGATTCGGGTATCTAAGTCTATCTTTGTGGATGAAGAGCGGGTTCAGCTTCTCGTCAAGGACATGATCGAACGGCTGCGCCAGGGTCCGCAGGGCATGCCCGAATCCGAAGAGTCTCCCAGTGAGCGCATGGAGCGGGTGTGGCAATACCAGCAACTTATCAAAAATTACCCTGAGTTTGTCCGTGCGGCTGACCAGGATGACGGCCTGGATATCTCAGATGCCTTGGTGTCTCGCCTTGTCCACCGTGCCAGCCCGTGGGATTTGCGCGGCACTCCGCACCTGATGCGTTCCTTCCGCACACTGATGATGGAGGAAAGCCTCAACGCCGCCCAGGATGCTGTCGCTGACAGGCTTTATGCGCCAATGATTTTGGCGACTCTTGGCATGGATAATCTGGGTGACGGCGAGCCATGGATTCCCAGCCAGTCTGACCTGGATCAGGTGCGTGACGACATGCAGTCTGCTCTGGCTGCCGATTTCAAGTTGATGGTCCACAACATGGGCCTCAAGATTGAGTCTGTCTTTGGCCGGGAGTCCGTTCCGCGATTTGACCAAGACTATGACCGCATTACCGCAAAGCTGTTGCAGGCGTGGGGTATTGGTGAGGCTCTGATTGCCGGTGGCTCTGGCGGTGCCTATGCGTCTTCTGCGCTTAACCGTGAGGTCTGCGAGCAGCTTATGCTCCAGTTCCAGAACAAGGTCAAGCGCCATATCGTCAAGCGCATGGAAGTGATCGCTGAAGCCCAGGAACACTATGACTACGAGCAGAAGGGTGGCTACCGCCGTCCGCTGTATCGGGAGATTGTGCAGTATAACGAGGAAACCGGCGAAGAAGAAATCGTGCGGGTTCCCAAGCTACTCATCCCTAACGTAAATTTTGCTACGCTGAATTTGCGGGATGAGGCTACGGAGCGTGCTTTTGTTCAGCAGCTTAAGGCTGCCGGTGTTCCTGTGTCTGACAAGATGATGGCGATTAATCTCCCCATCGACTTTAAGCGCGAGCTTGAGCGCAGTGCCGAAGAGACGGTGCAGAAAGGCCTGGCCACCTCTCAGGCCATGGATAAGCTCCAAAAGCTTTGTGACGCACAAGGATTGCCCTATCCTCCGGAGCTTGCAGAGCAGCTTAGCGCGACCCTTACCCTCCGTCAGGGGCTGGCTCAGACTGAAATGGTCGAAGGCCAGACCGAAATGATGGAAATGCAGATGAAGCAGTCCATGCCTGCTGGCCAGATGGGAATTCTTCCTGGCGCTCCCGGCTATCAGCAGGCTCCGCAGGTTGTCCCCGGTCCTGGTGAAGAGGGGCCAGAGGGAGAGGGTCAGCCGGGTATTCCCTATGGCACTCCCCCCGAATTAATGGCACCGGCCACAAACGGCACGCCAATTCCGGAGCCATCCGAAATTCCTCGTAATCGTCAGCGTCCCGAAGAATCGGATGAAATGCGTGCCGGTGCGCCGCGTGCAGCAAATAAGTCACGACTTGAAGATGGCCCTTCCTCTTATGGCCGTTCGCGGTATGCTAATAAGGACAGAATAAAGAAGGCAGTCCGAAGGCTGGAAGCAATCCAAAAGCACAAGGCAGGAAAGCGGGTAGAAGACCTTGTCAACGATTCTGATTTCTATGACGCACTGCATGCACAGCAGTATGAGGATCAGATCAGGGCAGATTATCCGGAAATCCTGAATGGCGGTGCGCCGCAATCGAAACGGATTCTTGAAGACCTCCTTGAGCAGTATGCTGAAACATTCGGATATTACCCTGAGTGGTAGCCTGTCCCCCGCAACAAAAAGAATGGTGAATTATGAGTGATACAGTTGTCGATATTGGCCTGCGTCTGCCGAACGGCAAAGAGGTGTGGGGCGAGTACAAGGGGTTTACGCTGGAAACTCCGGAGGATCGCCTGAAGCTTGCTGAGGCCCTGGCCCAGACCGAAGCAGACCTGAATATGCCGCAGGGAGCCTTTCTGCGCCAACACATTTGGGTAAAGCGTGAGAGCAAGCCCCTTGGCGAATTCAGCATTGATGACCCCTCTATCATCACTAGCGAGGCCGATGATGAGTGAGGGTGCCGACGTTGTTTTTGATATTGACTTCATCTGGCAGCACTCAGAAGAGCCTCTTTACTTGATGGAAGACTCTGACTAAGCTGAAAAGCCGAAAACGATTGCCCCGGTTGAGATTACCGGGGCTTTCTTTTTTGCTAATCCTGTAGTAGCACTGTCTCGACTTCCTAAAAGAAGAAGACCCCTTTAGGAGGCAGTGTGTTTGTGCATACCGCTCATGGCCGTGGACGCATCGTTAACGAACAGTCCGTGCGGGGCCGCAAGAGTTTCTTGGTTGAGGGTAGTGGCTTTAGCATTTGGGTAGACGAAAAAGACCTCCGCGTTGCCAACGAGGTCAACCACGACAACTCCACCACGCTGCCGTATGATCCCACCCCGCAGCATCCGGCTGACATGTTTGTTTCTGAATCGACCATGCAGCCTGACTATGACATTGATGCCGACGAAAGACTTTCTCCCTCAGACTCTTTGACGTTTGAGGACGAGAGCCTGTCCTACCCTGGCCCCAGCCCTGATAATTTTGCCAAAGAGGGCAGCTTCCTTGGCGACCTTCTGGATCGCCTTCCGGAGAATGAATGGGACGAAGATCAAATCAGCGATTGGGTGCAGCGGCACGATCCGGACGGCCCTGTCGCCCGTGGGGAAGAGCCTAGCCTTCGCTCTTCCGGTAAGCATAGCTATCCTAACGGAGGATATGAGGGCAAGCACCGGGCAGAAGACGGTGGGCTGCTTGGCCCCGAAAAGGCTAATGTTATGGCCGATCTATTCGATACCCTGTACAACATGGGGTTGCCGGGGAATATTGGCCCTATCCCCATCCCTGGAATCACCGCCGCCAAAGATGAAGAGTGCTGCGACGACGAATGGGATGAAGACGACGACGCCGAAATCAAGCACTTCAGTCACCGGCAGGCGGCAGGGCTGGAGCAATTTGCAGAAAGTGGTCTTGAAGATGCCACCAAAGATGCTATTGATGCGCTTACTCGCGGCGGTGGTGGATTGCCAGGTGATTCCAGGGGAGAAGAATCACCAAGGGGAGCAAAGGGATTCAGCCCTAAAGAAGATATCGAAAATCTTGTGGAAGATTTCGCTGGCGACCAAAACAAAAAAGAAGTAGGGGGCCGGTGGCCGGGGCGTCCAGATGCACAGGTGGTAACCTCTTCTCTGTATGAGCGCCCAGCGGGGTTGAGCGACAAGTACATTCGGGTTGCGGCTCCTGTCGATCACTACAGTGACCCGGTTCAACAGTTCCGTGACGACCCGGTCGGCTTCATCAACAAGCGCGGCTACATGATGTCGGACTCAGTGGATATCCGTCTGGCTGAGTACATCGACCTTGTCGATTACGATTCCGAACTTCGCACTGCTGCCTGGCGTGACGTTCGCTCCAAGGCCCTGCGTCTGCGACGTGAGGGTCGAGTGCATGTGAAAGACCTTGCGCCGGATCGGATTTACGCTAACGTCCAGGGCGACTCCGACACCTACGAGACAATGATTCTCAAGGGTGGCGGCAACGGTCAGTCCATCTCCGACTGGCACTGCTCCTGCCCTTGGGGCCGTTGGGCTTTCAAGCGTCAGATGAGCTACGTTGGTCGGCTCTGCTCGCACGGCTACGCCTCCTATCTGGAGATGGAGTCGCAGCAGATGAAGGCCAACAACAAGCGGCGCAAGAGTGCCGGGGTTGCCACCAAAGAATTCCTTGACTGGTGCCGCGAAAATGATTGCAACCCAGAACATCCTGATTCAGCCAATGTCTGGGGCCAGGAGATGGCTGAATTTGCTGGTGAAGGACCATATTACGCATATCAGAAGTCAGCCGGAATTGTTGAAGACTTCAAGCAGTGGGCCGACAACGAGAACGATGGCATGATCGACCAGCAGGCTATCGACAACTACATCTACCTGCTCAATTCGCAGCATGATGGTGACCACACCGTTGTCAGTGAAGACGATGCCGAAAAGCTTTATGACGCACTAGATGACATGAAGTCCACCGGCATGGAGCGCGACTACGATGTCGATTACCTGGAGCGCCCCGGTGATGTCTACAAGGACGCGGCGTTCGACAAAGAGGCCGACATTCTGGGTCTGCGGCCACACTCGTTAACTCCGGACTTCTACTTTGTCGAGGATGGTGCTGACGGCCAGTCTTGGACTGATGTCACTGAGGATGAGCGCAAGACCACCGGACCTGACAACATGGTCAAGGAGTCAGGGTATTTCGGTGATGGCCAGGACAATGACTGGCGCGACGAAGGATACTATGACGACGAAACTGACGGAGACAAAAAGTCCGGAGTGAGCGGCATCCTTCGCATGCTGCTTAGTCCTCACACGGCCAGCCGCCGTCTGACCGGACGCGAACTTCACTACGCCTCCGACGATGAGCTTTTCGATGCCGTAAAAGATTGGGCCGGTGCAGGTTCCAAGCTGGAGAAGCTGCGTAACCTTTCCGAAGAAGAGCCTGACCTTCAGAACAAGCGCGAGCAGAATGACGAAATTCGGAGCGTCATTGACGAGCTACATGACCGGGGCATTGATGCCTCTCAGTTCGTCGCCTCCCTGCGTTTCGCTGGACCCGGCCATGATCATGGTGACGAAGATGACGACAAGACCCCGGCTTCTGAGCAGGGCCAGCCGGATATGTCTGGAGCGCCCAATCAAACCGGACAGCCTGGTGGCTCTAGCAGCATCACCAAGGCAGATTCCAGTCAAACTCCATCTACCCCCAATGCGCCAACCAATCCAACCTCATCTGGCTCTTCTTCAGCGAAACCCACTGCTGGTGCCACGAATGATTTGGCTGGGGCGACGAATGATCCTGCTAGCGTTGGCTTTAACGGAGAAAAGGACAATCCGCAGAACCGCAGAGCAGAAACCGGATACGGAGACGGTCCCAATCTTGGCGCAGGGATTGATGCAGGCGAAGTCATGTCTACCCTTGGACAGGCAGCCGGTGGTTTTGCCAGCGCTCTTCCTAGCATGATGTATGCATTGCCCAGTGTGGCTCAGAGCGTAGGTCAGCTTGGAGCAGGAATCGGCTCTGGCTTAAGCGGTTTGGCGAGCGGCCTGAGTGGCATTTTGGCCAGCCAACACAATGCCACTCCTGTCGGCGGATTCCCCAACGTGCAACTCACCAATCAGGAATCCTTCCAAGGCTCTGGCCCGAATCCGAAGTACTGGATGGGTTCGTCGGAGTGCTACGTCGATGACCATGAACGCGACCGCTTTGTCGATGTAACTGATTTAGACGAGGATGAAGACGGCCTAATCAAGTACACCGACTCCAACCCCAAGCAGGGTCCAAAGAAAACCTCTGGGAGTCGCCACCCTTTCGTCGCTAGGTCAGCCAATAGCGCTGACAGTGCCTCTGTTGACAATGCCAATCCCCAAACATCAACTCTCACTTCGGGTTCCGGCATGAATGACACCATGGCAATTAATTTTGATCAGGTCCGCAAAGCGGGTTCGTCTGATAAGCCATGGGATGGACACCGCGTCAGGGACTTCCGCCGATTTGTGCGTCAGAATGGTGGCGAGATCAATCACCAGATGCTCCAAGAATACTTGAGCAAGCCTCGTCGCGGCCTTGAGCAGGGTGGCCAGCAGCATCTTCAGGACTACACCTCGTATGCCGAACAGCACGAAAAGTTAGGTGCGGCTGATCTTGGTGCTGCCGATGTGCCGGACAGCTTTGAGGCGATTACTGTTCCGGAAGCCATAGGGGGAGAAGACAGTTCCGACATTGTGGCTGCTTTTCATCGTATGGGAGGCATTGAGGCCATTAACAATTCAGGTGGCGGCGGAAGCTATTCGGACGCAGCAATCGCTGAGCAGGCCAAGGGATTCCTCCGCACCGCTGGCCGGATGTATTCGCTAGCAGAGCAGCGCGAACTGGAGAATGAAGCTCACCCCAAGGGCGCACGAAACCTGAACGAGCTAGATTTGGCCGGAACCCATTACGAGGATGCCCTATGACGATCCGTACTGCGCGTCCCACCTTCGCTCAGAATCTTTCGACGGACGGTGTTCGCAGACTTATTGGCTCGTACTACAAGACTTCCAATGGCGCTGTTGTCGATGATTTCACCCTCAAACCGGGTTTTCTCTACACCCAGGTGAGGGCCATTTCTGCGCGAGTGAACCAGAACTATGACGGCTGGCCCAGCACAGAACTAAAAAAGTCTTACAGAACTTTTTTGGGAAAACCAGTTTTTGTCAACCACCAGAACTTTGATCCCTCCAAAGCCAGGGGCCGGGTGGTGGCTGCTCGCTATGTGGAGAGCGGCAACGATAAATTCATTGAGGTTATTCAGGAGATTGACGCGCAGCGATTCCCCAAACTGGCCAGCGAAATCCGCACTGGCGGTTTGGATTCGGTGTCGATGGGCGTTGAGGCTGGATTTACCAAGTGTTCGGTGTGCGACAACAAAGCCACCGACATGCACGACATGTGCAACCACGTCAAGTACCACAAGGGCGAATATCTTCCCCATGCACGAACGGGCAAGCGAACCTTGGTTTTTGAAAACTGCTTCAAACTGGGCTTCTTTGAGCTTAGCTATGTGTTTGACCCGGCTGACGAAACCGCCGTTGTGTCAAAGGTTTTGGTGGCCAACAAGAAACATGCCTACGGAGAGGTTCATGCTCCGGAAGACATTGACACTCTTCGCAATGACGACGAGGACGAAGAGCGCTTTCACCACTATGTGAAAAGCCCTAAAGAGCTTCGCACCCCAAGCATGGACAATACGATTCAGCTTGATCGCGAGCAAGAACAAGACGGTCTTGACAACGGGCGTCGGGCAGAGGATGTCGAAGACCTCAGCCCTCACGATACCGGCAAGAAAATTGTCGAGCCTGACGCAGTACACGAAAGTGTAATTGATGACTTTCTGGACTGGTGCGACTCCATTAATGTTGCGCCAGGGCAGGATTCACTTGATGACTATTCAAATGCCTATCATTTGAATGATGAAGACTATCAAGTGGTTTCGGACTTCCTCAATGCTACGGAGTCTGACGGTAACGGTGCTGGCACCACCTCCAATGCAAACCAACCAGTGCCTCATATGAGTAGGAGAAAAATGGCAACGTATCGGTATGCAGAAGAGTTCCAGCCGCCGGGGCTTGAAGGCGGCGAGGAACCTATGGGTGACCCCATGATGAATGACCCCTCCATGATGGGCGGCGATCCTTCTGTGGGCGGTGGGGAGCAAGACCCCATTGCGCTCATTCAGCAGCTTGTCGAGCAGGGGCAGCTTCCCCCTGAGATTCTGGATCAGCTTCTGGGCAGCGGCGAAGAAGAACTTGACCACGACGGTGATGGAGACATGGACTCCAATCCCGACGAGGAATATGAAGAAGACGTGGACGGCGACGGCGACCACGACGACGAGGATCATCACTACGATGACTACGCCGATGAAGACGGCGATGGTGATCACGACGAATTCGACCATCACGCAGAAGAATTCGGCAATGACAACACCGGCCCGATGCTTCAGGCTCGTCGCCATCAGGGCGGCAACCTTGATGTTGACCCCTCTGAATACAGGCGACGGGGTGAACCCGATCACCGTGGCGACAACAGGCACCGTGAGGTTTCCGAAGACGATTGGGGTCACGATGTTGATGTGACTCGCGTTGACGGCAAATACACGAATGACAGCGGGGAGCATATTGAGTGGCGTAATCCTCAGGGGGAGACTCTTGTGGGTGGCCCTCCGCTGGAATCCGATTATGTCGGAAGACACCGTGCAAGCACTGGAAAAAACAACACTTCTTCTCAAAAGAAGAGAAGGGCACAGAAAGGAAAGCCAATGGCGCGAGAGACTCTGGCTAGTCGCGGTAAGAAGGCTGCATCTCGTCAGCGTTTGCACCGTTTGGCCAACGAAAGCGGACACTTCGACAGTGGTCCGTATGACGAGAACAATCAGGGCGAGCAGGAAGAAGTTTTTCTGAGCCAGACTCCTGGCGAAGAGGGCCTTGCTGCCCCGACTCCCGGTGACGGCACCATCTCCAATACGGAGAACACTTTGGTAGCTCGCATCAATGCCAAGAAAGATTCGCTGGCGCGAGACATTGTGGCGTGGAACAACATTCAGCAGCGCAAATATGCCGCTGATGGTGGCCTGCCGGATGCCGACACCGTCAATCCGGAGCTTTCTGGCACTGACGACCAGAGCCTGAAGGGTCAGCAGTTCGACCGGGTTCAGACTGATAAGGTCGAGACTCAGTCCAAAGATGCTTCACTGAAAGCCTTTGCTGCATTTGACAATTGGCTTCGCAACACCACGGGACGCACTGCTTCGCAGCATGGCAATGCCAACTTCGTTCGTCGGCAGGCCACTCGCTGGGCGGGAACTTATGGCTATCCCGTAGAAGTTTTGTTTCCCGCACTGGGAACTTTCCTTCGTCAAGCCCGAAGGATTGAAGGAGGCAACATGCGCCGTACCGCTGATGAGAAGTCGGAAGTTGCAGCCCCACAAGACCGTATCGACGTTGAGGCTCCTGTTTCTGGCACCACCGATGCCGATGCTCAGCGTTCGCAGCCGGACCTGCGTGATTTCGGTGGCAATGCCAGCGACAATGTTGCCGATCCTGACCTGGATACCGGCAGCCAGATTTGGGCACCCGGCGAGGGTGTCAAAGAGTCTAACCGCAAGGCTGATGGTGTGGCCGCAATTCGGTTGGCAGAGGCCTACATTAAGGCTGGCCTCAAGCCTGAGAGCGAGAAGTACAACCTCGTTGCTCAGTTCCAGATGATGCGACATGCCACTGTCACTGATCGCACTCGTCTGCTGGAGGCAGTTCTGAAGACTGCCGCCTCACGGAGAGTTACCGCAGGAAGTATCAATCGCGGGGCCGCTCCACGTAATCCGATTCCACCGGGACTGATGAACGGCGGCGGTATGAGCCGGTCGGCGTCGGTTGGTCGGACTGCTGCAAACGATCCCTCGACTGACAGCGATCTGTTCCTGTAAATAAACAACTCTTTTTGAAAGGAGGCGAATATGTTTCGGCCTACTCTTGCTAACCCCGCGCAGAAGCGGACACTGCGTCCGATCTACGCACAGCATCAGGCTACCCCGCACGCGGGTTTCCTGAATCCGGATTGGAATAAGTCTTTTGACATCCTTCCCGGCACCGTCATGGTTCGTCTGACCGATGAGGTATTCACCCCGTACACGGGTGCTGCCGGTCAGCGTCCCTATGGCCTGTCTGCTCTCTTCTGTGCCCCTACTCTGGGCATTGACGAGGTAACCTCCACTGGCACAAACCTTTTCACGGTTTGGGTCGGCGGCGAGCAGGCGTTCTTTGAGGTTCTGGCTCCTGCCTTCGACACCACCGCGTCGTGGGTTGCGCCTACCAATGGTTCGATCCGACTGCTGACTGCCACCAACCAGGGCAAACTGACTCCTGTTGGAGCCAATGCCGCTAATGCCGTTGCGGAGCTTATCAGCGTGCTGGATACGTCCAAGATTCTTGTCCGTCTCAACCGATTCAACCTGGGCGTTACCACGCCTCAGGGTGCTAGCTAAGGAAGGAGGGTAGAAAAATGACTGGACTTCCTGTTGCTTCCGGTTCGGGGCTGGGCCGCTTTGCCAAGTCTTCGGAAGAATATGTGTCGGACATCGTTCG